ATTCTGTCTTTTGGCTAGTTTGATGCTGATATGTTGTTGCGTTATCAGGATTACTATTAGCAATACGAATCCCTGTGCTATCAGCTCGAATATAATTCGTAGCAGTCTTGGATGCATCATCGTGAGCCTGTTTTTGAGAGCTAAGATCTATGCTTCCTGTTTGCTTTGGCATGATGCATCCTTTCTAATAGGTGACAGTACATGAATAGACATGATTCAAGCCCATCGCTGAAGTCACAGCTAACGTCTGACTCGTAGCACCCGATATGGCAGTCCCATCTTTCAACCATTGATACGTCACATTCGTGGTTGTAGCAACTCCGTCTATGTACAAAAGAGCTTTAAGCGATGCAGTGTTGTTTGGATAATCAATAGATACACAAGAAACTACGACACTGGTATTGTCAGTTACCCAAGGGCTCCAAGTGCTCGCGCTTGTCCCTACTCTAGAATACTTGACCTTATCTACAATTGTAGTTTGTGTTGGATATCCACCACTACTATCACTCCAAGGAACAGTTGTTTCAAGAGTGCAATATACAGATGATGAACCTATCCCTATCTTATTTGCGTACTTAAATTCTTTAATAGTCTGCCTTGGATAATTAGTAAAGTACCAGCTCGGAGGCTGATTATCATTTCTGGTATCAGGATGAGTCTTGTCGGACTTAGTCACTAACTGGGTAGTGGTAGCATAACTGCTGTCATTCGTCAACTGACTTACCTTGGTCGGTAGTTGAGTAGTAGTAGCATAGCTACTGTCGTTCGTAAGCTGGCTTACCTTGGTCGGTATTGTAGGTGTATTAGTTAACTGTGAATATCCTATACTAAGGGCTGAGGCATTGATCTTATCTGCATTGATGGTGCCAGTTCCGTTATTTACAGCACTTATAACATTAGCTTTGATTCGATCGGCTGACAGGCTCCCAGTGGTTATTTTGCTTGCGTCTATATTATTTACAGTTACTCTTGAGGCATCTATTGTTCCAGTTGTGATATGTCCGCCGTCTATGATGGTTGTAGTATCATCTTTTACTGGAGTTGTGCAAATAACATGACCAGTTGCTGTCTTTTTCTGTTTTGCAACGAATAAGACTGGATATGAGGCATTGTATGTAGGTCTTTTAGTAGTCCAAGTATTTTGACTATCTGAACTAGTTATAACCCACGTTTCGGTAGATGCTACTGAATTTGTACCGGATGCTTTGGAAATGTAGATATATTGTTCCTCTAATACGGCTGCTAACGATAATATATGCATTTTGTTTGGAGTTGTCAATGGGTTGTCTACAGTCCACGTATACGTTCCGGTTTGCATATAAACTGTACCAGGAGTAGTGGTTCCAATATAAGGAAACGTAGCTCCATACCGAGTAGTGTCAAAGGCTACATCAGAATATAAGTGATATAGAGCTCCTGTCGTGCCACCACCCCTCAGGTATATAGTACTGTTCATTCCTGACTTATTGCCAACTAATATATCGCCAACAATAGTGGAATACATTTCAGACCATTCATAAACCTGAACGTTATATGTGGCTCCACCCCATCCACCATAGTTCCAACGCACTCGTAATGTAAGGGATCCCTTATGCGTTGACGTATACCAATCAGACGGAGCTTGTTCGTGGTAACTACGTTTTATAAGAAGATCATGTGGTACATCTTGACCGTAATCGCTTCCGTTGTTATCAAAATACACTGGATAGTATTTATCACTATCACCGTATATAACTATATCCTTGTGGTATTTGTAACCGTAATTAGCATACCCAGCATTAATTGCTTCTGTTTTAGCTGTTCCAATAGCTGAATTCATCTGAGTCGTGGTGCTGTAAGATTGAAGCTTAGTATCTGTATTGCTGTTAGCAGAGTTTATTGCTTCTGTCTTAGCATTATTAACTTGAGATGTTGTAGCATACCCCTTAGATGTAATAGCTGATTCAACCTGAGAACTTGTTTGATAACCCTTAGATGTAATGGCTGATTCAACCTGAGAACTTGTTTGATAACCCTTAGACGTGATAGCTGTATCAACCTGAGTAGAAGTCTGAAAACCTGAGTCATTAGTTAGGTCAGAAACCTTTGTTGGTAAAGAGGCATTCGTAATAAACCCTGTATCATTATTCAACTCAGAAATATCAGTAGGAATGGCATCTTTAGCATTCTGTTCAGCTGTATTAGCTTTCGATGTAGCATCCGATGCGGCGGTACTAATAGCCTCGTTTTTTGCAGTATTAACTTGAGACGTTGTAGCATAACCTTTAGAAGTTATAGCAGAGTCAACATCAGAGCTAATAGATGTAAATATAGCTGCTCCGTCTATTTCAACATGCCTTGCTTGAATTTTAACCGAATCGGATGACTGATTAATGGTCGATTTTATAGTCTCTACAGGTAGAACATCTTCATAGCCATGCGAAATTCCAGTTATACTTGCGTTGGAAGTAATACCAGTAACCGTAACTTTAATATAAACAGGACAATTTCTGGTTGAATCAGTACCCTTAATGTATACAGTGTCTCCAACTCTCAAATTAGCAGAACTAGTTATAGACCAAGTTCCAGTGTATCCTTCAGCAGACCAGGTTTTAATATTCGGAAGACTCCAACTAGCGGTGGCTGATGTTACATACTTAGCCGAAGAAATTTTGCTAACTTCAGAAGTAATGTTATCAGTAGTAACCTTAATATCGGCTTTAGCGGCATTAACTTGAGCATCAGTATAAGCTTCGACATCTTCAGGAGCTGGGGTCCAGTCAGTAGCTTTGTTTCCTTTTTCTATTTTAAGCTTTCGTACAATATAATAATTAACACCAGCAAAATCATATACGTATATTGCGCCATTAGTTCTAGGACCATTATCTGTTGCTGAAGCAGGGGAATACATAGTTCCTCGGCCAACATTACCATTACCTGTGGTCCATCGCTTAACCTTTGTGGTGAATGTAAATTTTTGCCATTCGGTACTAGGCTTAAAAGTTACTGTATCTTTTATTGATAGACCAGTATCTTGGTATGGATATAAAAGTATAGGACGAGAAATGCCATTAGTATCTAGTTTATGCTCAAAACTAATTGTAATAGTTTCTCCTTCTATATTTTCTTCAGTATAGGGAACAGATGTATCACCAGATCTAGCAGATATCAAGGACCTAGTTTCAAATATTGCGCTGGTATAACATAGTGATGTTCCACGAACTACATGATATTCAACATCAGTTCTGTCATTAGCGCAATAAGCCTCTGAAGTAACTAAATTCCTACCACCAATTTCAAGATTATTAAATTCAGTTTTGGTGGTATAGGTACTAGCAACGCTTGCAGTAATAGCATCAGCTTTTTGGTTTATAGCACTGTTTCGATTACTAACCTCTGTAGATATCAATCCATCGGTTTGAGTCTTGGTGTAGACATCGGATGACTTGGCTCGTAAGGCAATTTGGTCCTTATTTTGATCTATAGAAGTCTCTGCATTTGACACACGCTCTTCTAGCAATCTAGTATTATCAACCAAAGACTTAGATGCCGGTGTCCAGTATGATATGCCAACCTCATCCAATTCGGGAATACTAATTGTGCATCCTGGATAAACTTCTGGCATGTTTACGTAGCCGCATTGTTCGGTGACTGGGGTGGCGAGTGGGTAGAGGACGGTGACATTGTGGGTAGTGAGCCAAGTGGTCCAGTTAGATAGAGATGTTGCATTTGTTTCATCGCGTATAAGCACTGACGAACCAACAATGGTATATCCAATGTTCCCAGCGACTACTGTTGTTGTTCTTTTAAGTAATTTATAAACATTGGATAATGATGCGTTAATATGATTTACATCACTATCAACAGAACTGACTGATGGTATAGCCCCAGATATAACACGATTATATATGCTCTCGTATGTCCAGCCTTCATCACTCGACCCATCGAACACGACCTCTTCGGTACTCTCCTCCCACGTCACCTTCCCTGACCCGTCAATCGTAAGCGTGTCAGCCGTACCATCTGGTAGAGAGCCTACCCAACCTCGTTCAGGTAGGGGGATTGGGGTGGTGGTGTGGTAGTAGGGTTCATAGTCGGTTGCGGTGGAACCGAGTTCAAGTTTCACATTACTGAACGATATAGGAGTTACGTTTGTGTTATCGGACGACTTCATTACTACCCTAGCATAATTTGCTCCGTTTGGTATAATGAACGTCGTTCCATTTTCAATCCAGTTGGTATAAGACACTGGGGTGTTCGTTATTTCGTCTGCATAGTACAGAATGCTGAAATTCGCGGCGTTAACAGAGCATACACCAGAAATAGAGTATACGTTTCCTGATGCAACCGGTATTCTCCTATTGTTCGCGGTCCTAACATTTACGTCAGAAGACCTATTACCACTCGTATCGATACCACCCTGTTCGATTGAATTTTCGTCCAGCAGATTCTTCCCCTGCACCTCAAGTCCAACATATCCGTATGGGACGTATGGTTGGGGCGTGGAGCCTTCGGTAAGTTGAACCTGTTCTATAACGCTATCGAAAAGAGTCGTTGAGCCAACCCACACTATTATGTACTTTGCTCCGTCCTTTGGCGTAACGGTCATGCTGATGCGCTGTCCAGCGTATGCGGTTGAGTCGGAGGCCTGTATATATGCCCTGTCGTAAACAGTCACGCCATTGGCTGGCTCGTCCTTGATATAAGCTAAGCCATATCGGTCACCACTATGCGACAGCATGATCTTTGTGACGGTATATGTCACGCCGTCAGAGCACGGTACGATGAATGACTTCTGGTTACTCAAAGCGACAAGAGCGCTTTCACCGATATATCCATAGAATACGCTACTCTCATCCAGCAAATTCCTCCCCCTAGCCACCTTAATCTCTTGTGGATAATCAGGAGAGGGCGAGGGCTTTCCTCCGGTGTACGGCTCGTAGTCGGTGGCCGTGGAGCCTAGTTCGAGTTGGGGAGTGGTATACCCTTGTTGCAGGCTATTTAATCGTATATACGCCGTACCTTCTTGAATCGTAAATGAATTGTTCCATATTCTTTCTATAAACGTTTTATCGCTTCCATATAAGAAAACAGACCTAGATGACAACCCACTATGTATGTATGTCTTCCCTTGTTCTACGGGTATATAATCGGTTGCGTACCAATTCGGACTTTGTACTATCTTACCGCCACTAACACTAATCTCAACACCAGTTGTTATTTTTGAATAATCCAGCAAATTCTTACCCGTAGTGCTAAACTGCTCAGACCAACCATTGGCCTCGATAGAACGAAGAGGTGCACTAATTCCATCGTCGCCAATTATAAAGGGTTCGGTTTCGACATCAACATACTGCTGAGTAGCTTGCTCAACTGTTGTAGTAAGCTCTTCCTTAGTAGCATAAGTAGACCCTATAGTGGACTCAAAGTTTTGAGTAGTCTGCTTAAACGTTGCATAATCAGTTTGAGTTTCAGATAAGCTTGTTTGAATAGCAGATACAGCATCTCCACCAAATATCAACTGTTCGCTCTTCAGAGTAACAGAAGTTGTACCATCTGGTGAAGGATACACTACTATTACTTCGCCAATAATTGTAGCAGTGCCCTTCATTTGGTCTGATATAACACCTGTCAGATATGCTCTGTCTCCTACACGAAGATGGGAGTTATTGTAGGAAGAGCCCGTATCCCATACTATTTCAAGACCATAAGTTCCATATGTCTTCCACTGAGCTGTAGTGAATGTTCGCTGGGCAGTGTTTATCTTGGCCATGCGAGGAACGGCGTTAGCGGCATTGTCTGCATAGTTTTCTAGATCTTCTGGAGCTGGGGACCAGTCGGTTGGTTTGTTGCCTTTTTCGAATTTCGGACGACGTAGTTGAATAACAGAACCAGTGTCTCCATTATTATAAAATGATACGCTTCCATTAGCATTTATATTACTCGCAGATGTAAAGACATAATTATATCGTACCCATTCCGTAGTGATGCTAACGTATTTTGGTCCTCGATTGGCTCCATACGGATTTATGCTTAGACTACCGTTTCCACTAACAATACGCGCTTCAACTGATAACACATATGATGTATTTGCTTCCCATTCCCAATACCCATTAACTGGCTGCTGATAAATACGATTCTCGTAAAGGTCAGACTTACCAACCGTTGCGACTCCATTAGAAACCGTTGCGTTGAAAAATACCCATGACGAACCCGGAAGAGAATCACTATTCTTTAGTAAATTCCTCCCACCAATCTCAAGATTGTCGAAATCAGTCCTAAGCGTGGTCAGACTCGTAGTAGTTGCGCTTAGTTGAGATGTATGACCGTCAACAGTATCAGATATAGTATTTACTTTAGTGGTTACAGTACTAAGATTCGAGCTGGTAGTTCTAGATACACTTTGCGCCTCGGTGGTGGCTTGATCATAAACAACGTCAGACCAAGTGTATGTGCCATCTGCCAATTTGTACTGCATACAATAAAAGTAATAAGGATAACTAGAACTATAAGCTGGAACTTTAGTAGTCCACGCATTGCCAGTGGTAGCAGTAGATGTAACAGCCGATGTCGGTTTGGCCGGAGCTGTGTTAGATGCCTTAGTGCACCATAATTGTACAGACTCTTTAACATTTTTATTAGCAGTATTCTGAGCGGCAACAGCTTTACCATCAGCAGTAGAAGCAGCTGAGACAGCACTATCAGCAGTATTCTGAGCGGCAACAGCTTTACCATCAGCAGTAGCAGCATTAGAGATAGCTGTCCTAGCTCGTTCTTGCATCTCTCCAGTTGCGATATCGCGAGTTACAGCTGACCAGCCATATGTCCCATTTAGATACTCATATTCATAACAATAGTAGTAATTAGGATAACTTGCGTTGTATGTCGGAACAGCAAGATTCCAGGCATTAGCAGTAGCAGCATTATCAGTAGTAACATGTGCAGTTGGCTTAGAAGGAGCAGTTGTATTTGCTTTTGTAAACCAAAGTTGAACCGTAGATTTAATAGCGCTACCTTGAATGGTGGTTTGAGTACTCTGAACACTAGATAACTGGCTAGTATGCCCGTCAACCGTGTCAGAAATATTATTAACTCTACTTGTCAAGGAAGTTACAGTACTGCCGTCCGCTTTGTTCTCCACAGTTGTTTCAAGACTACCGATTTTCGTATTGATACCAGAAATATCCTGCTCGTTTTTAGAAACACGAGTAGTCAAAGACGATACAGTGGAGCTATCTGCCTTGTTCGAAATCGTCGTGGACATTTGAGTAATAGACTGAGAATGACTATCGACAGTATCGCTAACCTCGTTAAAGGTCGTGGTGTCAACCTTATCGAGAATATCATCCTCTGCGTTGGACATTCTTGTTTCAAGACTCGTGGTTTTGGTTGTCAGTGTACCAGTGTCTGTCTTGAGCTGAGAAATATCACTGTCAAATGTAGTAATCTTCCCCTCAGCTGTAGTAAGCCTTTGAAGAGCGTTAGTAACGTCAGAGTCCTTGATAAGCTGCCAAGAATATGTACTGCCGGACTTCGTGAATCGATAGTTATAGCCATTCTGCTGAGACTGAGGGTTAACTACGAAGTACACGTCTCCAACATGAGAATCCTTCAGAGCGGTTGTATTCCAACTCGAAGCAGGAGAATTCTGCAATGTAGGAACAGTTGTGCCTGTCCAAGTCTCGATAGCTCCATCAATCTGAGACTGCATCGTCGAGAGTTTTGCATCAACCTCTGCTTCAGTGTAGACGTCTTCTGAAAGTTTATCAAGCGAAATTGAACCGGCACCGATTCGTTGACCATTGATGGTTCCAGTGGTAATGTTATCAGCGTTAAGATTCGTAACAGTAATATTACTAGCATCAATCGTACCAGCAGTCAGCTTGTTAGCACTAACAGAATTGATCATACCATCAGAAATAGCAGCGTCTTTGATGGTTCCATTTTGAATCCATGCATTATTGACATTTGCCATATCAATCTGAGCATAGTTAGTATCTAACGACCCAACTGTAGCATGATCTGCTTCGAGCTCAGCCGCAGTTAAATTAGTAACTTTAGCGGCGTTTGCTCGTATCGTGGCAAGGTCTGCTGTATTAGCGACCAAAGTATCAATTCTTGCAGTTTCTGCTGCTAAATCAGTAGTTGAAACATGATCAGCTTCAAGATCATCTATTCTACCACTTGCGGCATTAAGATTTGCAATAGTGGCATAGTTTGCAGAAAGCCCATCTACATCAGCATATCCAATCTTAGCATTATCTATAACACCGTTAGCTATGTGCGCATAGTTAGCTGACAAACCATTTACATCAGCATAACCAATCTTAGCATTGTCTATAGTGCCGTTAGTAATATGAGCGTAATTAGCTGACAGCCCATTAACATTAGCGACGTTAATATTAGCATTATCGATCACACCATTCTCGATATGAGCAAAATTGGTTTCAAGATTATCTATAATACCTTGGTTGGCTACTATTTTAGTGGCATTAATGCTATTACTAGCTAATGTTGACACAAATCCTGTAGCAGCTTCTATAGAACTAGCCGAAATATTACGAGTTTTTAATTCGTCTATTTCTGCATACGGAATATCCTTAAGTGTTGAGCCTTGAATTTTAGCACCTGTGATGGTGCCGTCTTTAATGTTACTATTCTCGATAGTAGAACTAGCAATTTTGGAACCCGTAATAGTAGCGTTCTTAAGGTTGGCTCCGTCGACTATACCTATAAGCTCATGTAAACTTCCATCGCCTTTGTATGCCGTTACACCTTGCGCATCTATAATAACGTGATCAGATGTAGCTTTTCCAATCTGGGCCATTTGTGCACCAAATAAAGCACGTATATTGTTAGCTGTATTACCTTGTCCATCATAGAATGCTACACTAGCAGATGTCATAACCGACAGATTATATAATGCTTTTCTGAATAAGAATCCCTGAGAATTCATTAACATATTATGATGCGGTTTTGTAATAGCATTATAATCAGAAAAGTTATCTTCTACAGAATTTTCCCAGCTCTCTCGTTGTTCTTCTGCAATATGAACTCCGAGTTCATCTGTCCAAAAATATTGCTCGGGAGCATTCATAATATCGGCAACCAAGTCGATAGTTTCTTCACGTATTGCTTCTGGAAGTGCGCGGATTTCGGTCCAGTCTACTTGAACTTCTGTACCGTCTTTCATTATAGCAAAGAAGGTAGCACCATCTTCAGCAAGATCTTGAAATGTAGCAGTATCATAATCGGTTATTATAGTATCCTCTACAACTTCTACTTCTGTGTATGATGTTGGTGGTGTTTCTGGTATGAAATCGTCAACTTCATCATATACAGTATTACCTGGAGTTGTGTTATATGGGTTATCATTCCATATACCGGCATAATCAGTATTAACCGAGGATGGATCTTTTCCAATCGATACGTCTTCCGATACGGGTTCAGTCTCTTCTATATATTCATCTCTGTTATAAAAATCCTTTATACCCATATAACACCTCCAACTAATTACTATTCGCCATCGTCCTCTTCGACTATTTCCTCTTCTTCATCAACGATTATAGAAGATGGATCAACATCAGAAGGAACCAACTTAGTTATAATTCGTCGATATATAAAATGATCAACTTCATCGTAGTCTATCATGCAACGTCCTTAGTATTAATTAACATCGGTAACAGTAACATATCCATCCGAAACACCAGCAGCTACATCATCGAAAACGATGCCTCGATAATCAGCTCCAACTGCTTTATTATTGCCAATTTTATATCCAACCATCAATCCTTTATAGAATTCAAGAGTTATGACTGATTTTTTTAATTTACCTTTTGTATAATAATCATATGGAATATCAATGGATATATCTTTTCCACTAGCATAACCAGAACCAACACTTAATTGTTTAACATTAAGTAATAAATTCGGACTGTTTATTTCTATACCTTGATAGCCATTGATGCCCATTGTATATTTGTTCGCCGAATCATTATTCAAACAAGAAATAGTACCGCAATCAATTTTAATCGCACTATACCTCGGCGCATCCCATTTAAAACGAATGAAGCCATTATCCATAGAAATTATTGGTCTGGCAGAATACGATTCTTTACCTCTATAATATGTTCGTTTTACAACTTTTCCTTTTTTCTTTTTTACTTTTCGTTTAACTTTTTTCATAAGTGATGGAAACGTTGTTGTATTAAATACTTCAACTTGTCCGCCACTAATAGTACCATTCGTTTTAAGCGTTCCTTCACTTAAATTCCAAACAGAATTATTTTTACTATCTTTAATAGTGCCAGTGTTAATTATGTCAGCATTTATATATAATTCTTTATTTTTTAAAAATATACCCTTTTTCTTACTATTTTCAGTTAATACATTATATACAGATTGCTGATTCCAATATTCATCTTCCCAATCATCTTTATTAGTTTCAAGTGTAGTATTAATATCGTGATATATGTCCGATATTGCTTGCGTCCAATCCGACGCCATATTACCACGTTCTAATTGTGGAGAACAAATATATAAATAGTGAACTACAACCAATTCCCCATCATTCGGCGTTAAAGAATTTCCAAACTTTATTCTAACTTTATATACTTCATCATCACTTCCATATCCGGTTAATGAAAAAGTATATGAATATCTTTGCCACTTTGTTTTGCAATAATTTATTTTGCCAGTGTATTTATGTATTTTAGTTCCAGAATTCTCGTATACTTCACTTTCAAAGTTAGTATTTATAAAAGAAATTTGACATTTATCGCTCTCAGTTTCAATAATAGCTCTTCCGGAATTTTGTGGCGTCTCATCATCACGCTTTGCATAAAATGACAAAGTATACGTTGTATCAGCATAAAGAGGAATCCATTGTTGATATGCTATAGATTGTTGTGCAAGTCCTAAAACATTTTCAGTATCGGTTGGTGTTTTTAATGCTTTAAAAATTCTAGGATATATACCATCATCACTAGCTCTACCTAAAATCCATCCAAAATTACTATAACTATCATATGTATCAGCATTATATCCATCTGGTATTGTGTTGGTATTATCAAATTTTTTAGTACTTCTTAAATAATTAACACCACCGTATTGTGCATATCTAGCGGTTTCGGCATTTATCATTACACCGCTAAGACTTGTATCATTTTCTTTATCGACTATTATACTAGATGGTTGTAAACTAAAAGTCCCATCTACTAAATTCCAATAATTAAGTCCAGCAGCGTCAGACAATATTCCCGCTTTAATAACATCGGCGACTATAGTCCCATCATTTGTAATGCCTACTTTATACCAACGATCGTCGCTATTGTCATACCATTTTTTATTAACACCAGATGCAGATAGCTCATTTTCATATGCTTCACGTTCTTGTTGAGTTAAATCTGAAAGACTTTTATCCGAAAAGCCCAAACCATTCATGTCCCATTTCCATATACTAGCTTCGGGATCAGTCCAATCAGGTTTACTGGATATAATTATCGCTTGCGAAGTGTCGTTTAATTCAGTAATATTAACATAACCAGTAGTTCGTTTATTCAATTTTGCCGACATCTCGGCTTTGGCAGTGTCTAATAAATATGCCTTTGTAGGCAAAACATTAAGCTGCTTTGTAAATTTTTTAGCATCTAAACTAACTGATCCAGACATAGAACTATTAGTAGGTTTATTACCAAGTGTGTATGTTACTTGATCTGGAGAATCAAGAGGTATCGTAATAGTAGTTATTGGAAAATCTTTATCCAATCCATGCGGAGCAGAAATACATCTAACTTTATCAAGAAGTTTAAAACCTGGAATGTCTTTATTCAGATAATGCAGATCTAAAGCATTTAGTTGTATCTCCATATTGTCAAATTGCATAGAATTAATATACAATTGACTTAATTGTTTAAGCACATTCGGATCAGTTACTTCATTAAAATCTAAAACACTTTCTATCCAACCATATTCTTCATATGCTTCTTGATTTATCAAATACGGTATTCCATTATTCACACTAGCAATTGATAAATATTCTGCTTCCGATAACGCTGTATCACCACTATGCACAGTTGATGTAATACCAACATCAATAGTATCTGTCTGCGAATATCCAAAAATGTTAAATTTTATGGCTATTTTTCTAGAAGCACCAGACACACTGATAGTTTTTTTATTTTTTCCTTTAGCTATTTTATCATATAATTTATTTTGAAAATTATTTATTCCATTTAGCAATATGTCATGGGTCAATCTAGTGCGTAATTCATTACGCTCTTTTTTAGTTTTCACATATATGATTTCTCGGCTTTTAGCTTTAGCACCGAGAAAACCAGAAACCGATGAAGATACATTGCTAATAATTGTATCATTTTTAGGTTCAGGTTGATAAACAACTTTAGGTATTGGATCAGCAGTAACCCCAACTAAAGTTTTACCATCTATTTTTACACCGATCCATCTGCTTTTGTTTGTTTTAAAAACATCCGTTTTTAACTCAAAACCAGTAATAGTAATAGTACATTTACCAACTTTAGAATCGCCAGTTGGATTAGTAGTGGTTACATTATAAGAAAAAGTCCCCATATCACCAACAGTTATAGTAGACATAAAGACTCCTAATCTTCAATAATAATAGTTACATCATCTCCGTCATCGGAATTACTGACATAACTAGATGTTATACTAGTTTCTAATGTAGTAGATTCTAATTGAGCTCCACGAGGATATATAACAGTTACTAAATCCGCCACATCCCAATTTTTAGTAAAATTTAAAAGATTTTTTCCAAAATTAATCGTTTGTATAGCAGAATTATAATCAAAGGTATAATTGAGTATCGGAATCGGTGTCTCAGAACTACTAATATCATAATTACTATCATATGTAATGTAAATATGTCCACCTAAACTATCTATAAAATCACTTCGTATCAAATCCAAAGTCTTCTGGAAATCGGTTTCATAATCAAGAATACCAGAAATGCTACTATTAGATATCGATCCTATAGCAAAACGACGATCTTCTCTAACCTTAGCATTATGATTTTTTATTAGATTAATAAAATAATCTTTATTTGTTATCTTTGAATATTTAATTCTTGGTTGTAAAGTATCGTTCAAATATGCAAGCGCACCTTCGCATTCAAACTTTCGATTACCCCAAAAATCTTCGGATCCTTTTGTAACACGACCGGTCCATATAGTTTTATTTTCTTGCATAATTATTATCGTACTAGACATCTTACGAATATCATCATAACCTAGTCCATCTTTAGGTATCGTAAAAGAAAATGAACCAGCTGTATTATCGCCAATAGTTAATGATGGACTAATCAAATGAGCACCAGAATCGGGAGCTGCTTGATCATGTATAAGCAAATCGTTGACATAAACTCTATACATTATAAAACCATCCTTCTATACTCTATAGATCCGGATATTGGATTATTTGAACTAGTTCGCAATCTCAATATCATAGGATCATCAGAATTTTCAGCATTAGAAGATCCATCTACATTAGAAAGAATAATTTTATAAAGCAGTTGGTTATCAGCAACATTGGCTCCCATAACAGTAAGTGAATCATCATAAGATATGCTTAAATCCGGATTTAATACTGAAATTTGAACATTGGGTTTCGCAGTTCCGGATATACTTGTAATATTAATCCATGGTGTTATAGGAAATGATTTCCTATTGTTCAATGGATATAGATAAGTATAATCAGTGCCAACATTATTAAACTCTATTTTATCCGTTTCTATACTATACTTAAAAGGATCTAATGTATAAGAAATAGATAAATCGGACCAAGTACCATCATTATTTGAAGTCCAATCTATAGCGTATCTTCCCACATAATACCAATCCGGATCATCTGCTAAAATCATAGCACGTTGCCGCCCATGAAGATAATGTGTTATTTCTTCATATAGATCAACCCATCGTTCTTCATAATCATTAAGTATATGAAAATCGATATTGCCAGTTCTATTACTATATAAAGGATATCCAGTTAAAGCTTCGGACAAATCTATTGATCCTTGCCCTCCTGGTATATCCACAATATTCGATTTAAGGGAAGGCATAGCTATAACAGGGCGGCTAGACGGAACTAGATGCCAATCCACATAAGAATTTTTATCACCAAATGTAACAGAATGTGGAATTGGTACACTATTCCAATCACCATCCCAGCTCATAGCTATGCCTCCTTTGGCTAACATTTAACTAAAAAACACCTCGCATAGTTTGCGAAACTCTAGAACCTAATGCTCTATCCATATCATTGGCTATAGCTCCAACTAATACGCCGCTATCCATGAATATTTGCATTTTACTCATTTGATCTCCAAGTAAATTAATATCAGATCTCAATCCATTCATACAAGTTAAAATATCACTATAGTCATTTTCAGATGCGGCTAAATCCGCAATTTTACTTTTCAACTGATTAGTAGCTTCTATAGTTCCACTAATCTGTGCAGTACCACTAATTGTATTATTAACATCACCCAAGTACCCAACAATTCCATTTTGAACTCCAGAATCGTCAAACACTGGAGCAATAGTTGGGGTAAAACTATCAATCTGAGAATTAATACCATCATCAAACGCGCTAATCATTCCATAAGCCATAGATGCACTTGAATCAGCAGCCATGGAAGCATAATCATTAATACCGTTGATAAGACCAAGTACAAAGTTTTTACCGCCACCGTAAGTAAGTCTCGAAGGTGAATGTTCGTCAAGAGTATGCGTGATAGCCCTCCATGCATCATTAGCTAAGCTGCATGCAGCATCCCATATTTTACCAGGCATACTTGTTAAACCATCAATAAAACCTTGAACGAGATTGGCACCGGCGTCCATAATGTCTTTTACAAATCCACCAATTGCACCAAGAATGCCCCCATTACCATCTTCACCGGTAAGCCATTTGCCAGCTGCATTGGCAATATCGGTAATACCATCGATAATCGCCTCAACTATAGACTGTATAAGATGCCCAATAGCATTGAATAGTGCATCGTGATTTTCATCAATAGCTGTAGCCAAACCGTCAATAAAACCTATCAGCATCTTAAATGCCGAATCGACAATTTCGGGCATCTTCTCTGTAATACCATTCATAAATGCAATAGCAATGCTTATGGCCGACTCGGTAATTTGCCCTATATTTTCTGCTACTGCATTTAAGAATCCTAATAAAATATCCATAGCAGCTTGTGCCATCTGTGGTACAAATGTTGCTAATTGCTGTAACAACGTTAATAACAGAGTTAAAAGCGTATTCGTAATTTCCGGAATAGAAGTCTGAATAAAAGTCAATAACGTCTGGAGTAATGCGAATAATGTTTCGCCAATTCGAGGCATTTCGGCAATAATAGCTTGAAGAATTGTATCTATAAGAAGACTAATGGTTTCAACAAGTAATGGACCTTCTGTTTGTAAGAAGACGAATAACTCAGTAAATAACGTTGTTAGCCAATTGAAGAAATTGGGTATTTGTCCAGTCAAGAATGTCCATAGCTGATCAAAGAATACAGTAAGAGCCTCGAAAAATCTTGGAGCTTCTTGTGTAACGAAATTAATGAATATTTCAGCAATCTGTACCAAGAACTCCAATATTGTAGCACCAATTTCTGGAAGAAGCTGCCTAATCCCTTGAAGAATAGCCTTTCCGAGATTAACCACTGCAGCAACTATTTTAGCGGCACCATTACCAAGTGTAACAACCATCTCAATAAGTGCAGAAGCAAGAGCAACAGCTAACTGAGGCAAGAACAAAATAGCATCTTTTAAGAATTGTAAGAAAGCCTGTGCAGCAGCGTGGTGTGCAAATGAAGTTAACGAATCAGCTATGCCTTGTAATCCAGCGCCTATGCCAGCACAAATAGGACCAAGAACTTGAGCAGCCATTAAAGTTCCGACAAGTAACGCTAGAGCCTGAGCAACCATTAGAATACCAGAGCCAATTAAGAACAGATTCGGTCCGTTAATGACCGCAGCCGCAACACCAAGAGCAACTAATGCACCAGCAAGAACCGCTGCTAACTTACCAAGATCCTCCCATGATATACCTGCAAGACCCTTAGCAGAAGAGGTGAGCATCGTCATTGCTGTACCAAGCATGAGAAGACTTGCTCCGAGCATCATCATATCGTCGCCAAGATGCGCTTTTGCAATAATTGCTGTTGCTCCAACCATACCGATTAGTGCCGCTGCCATTACAGTAAGACCCTTAGCCAAATCCTGCCACGGAATGTCTTTAACCATTACGACAGCACTAGCAAGTATTTTAATCGACTCAGCCATCATAATCAGACCTAATGCGGTACTAGCTTTAAAGCTTTTCCCCCATTTTGAAAGAGCTATAGCTGCTCCAACTAATCCTGCCATCATCAATGCCACAGCACCAAGACCCTTGGCCAAAGATAGAAGATCCATGCCACCAAGAATCTTAATTGGGATTATAAGAAGGTTTAACGCAATAGCCAAGCCAATAAGTGTTCCAGCAACTTTGGGAAGACTACCTTCAACTTTGGCCAATTCTTTAACAACTTTCACCATCATTTGCATCATGACGGCTATGGCAATAAGTCCTTTAACTGTATCGGCAATTTCCATATTACCTATGATAGCAATAGCCCCAGCCATCATAAGAATAGCATTACCCAACGTTTGAATAACACCAGCAATAGCTGCCAAAATAGCTGCATCAGATTTTCCAAATGTTTTTAAACTAAGTAAAAGATTATCAATTAATTTAAACATTGCCGCAACTGTAGCAATAGCTGTGGCTAATGCAGTTGGGTCAATCATTGCAATAATAAATAAAGCTGCCGCAATTTCAAGAAGTGCTGTAGCAATATTTTTAATGCTATCAACTTTAAATTTTTCTCCAAGTGATCCCGCCAATTCCTCAAATGCATCACCTATTTGTGAAAATACACCTAAGAAACCCTTGAAATCACCAGTACCTTCTTTCAACTCTTTAAACAAATCAACAAGTTTCTTTATTACAACGCCTATTCCACCAGCCTCAAGAACTTTTACAAAGTCAAGTTCTCCATTTTCATCTGAGAGAATATCTTTAAGCCGTTGCAAAAATCCTTTAATCCCATCAAGAACAGTATCAAGCAATGTCATGTCCTCGGTACCGCCAAGAGCATGCTTAATGCCATCGCCAATTGCTTTAAATAAATTTGATACTTTCTCAAGAAGATTAACATCTTTAAGTGATCCGAAGAATCCAATAAACTTATCAGTAATGCGACCGATAATATCAGAAAGTTTCGGAACACCATCTTCTCCACTAACCAATGACTTAATTACTTCTGATACATCAGTTAACTTATCGCCCCAATCATTTAGAGTATCAGTAAAGGTCTTACCATCCGGCAAGAAACTACTAACGATTTCCTTAAGACCATCCCATGCTGCAAGTAAAACATTACCAACAACATCTGCAACGGCAGTAAGAACTTTAAATATACCTTCAAACAAATGCTGGAGGCCAGACATCATTTCTGCATTGGGGATTAAAGATTCTGTAAATGCCTTAAATCGAGATGCTAATTCTTTAAGGATATCAACACCATTAAACAGCCAATCACCAAACACATTAGCAAATGCTGCTGCAACTGGTGAGGCTATACCAATAAAACTCTTTAGAATGTTGAAAAGCCCCTCAATAACATCTCCAAATATTTGAAACGGCTTTATTTTGTCTGAAGACATTATCTCGATAATGTTATTAAAAAACTTTGTAAAACCGCTAAAATCAACAGAATCTTTAATAGTATCTATAAAGTTGTTAAAGCCACTTGAAATACTTTCAAACAATATCTCAATTTCAGAAACATCTTCATTCATTAGCATTTCACTAAATGCATTTGCAAAACTACTAAGTTTTTCGCCAATTGTACCTAGTAAATTGGAAAATGTACCAAATGGCGAAATAAGATGTTCTATTACCGAACCAAATGCGTCAAATGCAAAAACAAATGAATCAAATTTTAGAAATACCTGCTCTGTAAATACGTCTTTTAACCCATTAAAGAATTTAATAATTCCATCTAGATTCGAATTACCACCAAAATGTTTCTGAATAGCTTGACCAAAATCTTTAATCCTACCAGAAATACCAGAAAACATTGTCAAGACAGAATTTAAAGTATCAATACTAAAAATATCAGATTTAAAAAAACCTTTTAGAACATTACCTATGCCTGAAAAAACATCTTTAACGCCAAGAAAACTACGTCTAGCAGACTCAGCAAACCATTCAAATGCTTTTCGCAATTCACCAAGAATTCCCGTAGCTTTTCCAGCTTCATCAAAAGTAAGACTATTTTTAAAATCTTCAGTAAATTTCAACAGGTCTTTACTCATAGCAATGAGTTTTTGACCGTTCATTGACATATCAGCTAGTGGATTGTTATTACCTTTTGTATCTTTACCCCAAAAATACCAATCCCAAGCTTCTCTAAACTGAACACCAATCTCAAGTAATCCCTGAAATGTATTTCGAAGACTCTGAATTACAGCCTCTCGACCACCCATCTCATCGGCGACCATTTTTCCGCCTTTGACAACTTTGCCATCAGCAGCATATATAAGTTCGCCAGCTTCATTATATGAATAAGCAGCCTTAGACCATTCAGCAAGCATTGCATTTCGAGAATCAGCAGACTTTCCAATATACATATTAAGAATATCAGAAATTTCTGTCCACAAACGCTTAGCTTGCTCAAAGTCACCAATTATGTATTCCCAAGATTGCGTCCATCCAGACTGAAGAGCTTCCTTCAGTGTATCAATGAGCTGACTAAAAGTCTTAACCTTAGTAGCAGCATCCGTTGCAGCTGTACCCATACTAAGAATATGATCGATTTGCTCATCGCTAAAGCCTTTTTCAGCCCACTTAGTTCTAAGATTTTTCTCTTCTTCATCTGTTAAAACTTTTAAGGAACTCGTCATTTCGTCGATCATAGTCTTCGAATATCCACGAGCTTCCCACATTTCACGCATTTGTTTCACTTGGGATTTAGTGTAACCCTCAGATCCAGCAGTAAATTTCTCGAGAGTATTCGTTAAAACTTCTGCACTAATCCATCCAGAACTCAATGACTCTCGAAATGTCGTAGCGCCTTGAGTAAGTGCAGTAAACTGCTCGTCGGCAACGCCCATTGCTTTTGCAGTATCAATAAGCTCATTCTGGAATAGTTTACCGCCCATACCCGCATTAACTACTGAGTTCCAGTCCTGAAGCTTTACCGAACCAGCAGCAATAGCCTGAGAAAGCTGGTACATTGCAGTCGATGCTTGCTGAGAATTCGAGCCAGACATAGCTGCCAAGTTTGCAATACCCTTAATAGAAGTAGCAGCTGTATCAAGTTCAACACCGGCCGCAGTAAATGTACCGATGTTCTTAGTCATCTCAGTAAAATTATAAATCGTCATATCGGCATATTGGTTTAACTCATCCAATACGCTATTGACTTTTTCAATACGATCATGTTCTGTAGTTAGACCATTCTCGATAAGTGCATCATTTGTATTAGCAAGAATTGTCTGAACAGAATTGATCTGAGTTTCATATTCCTCAAGACCCGATTTCAAAGGAGCTACAGTAATTTCTTTTACAAGATTCTCAGCAACACCTTGAACTTTGTCAGTAATATTCTGAAGAACACGAGTAGCCACTACATCAAGAGCATTAAAGCCTTCTTGCACTTTACTAACGCCACTATAAAGTGCATCCATGCTAGTGTTCTTAATTGAACCGCCAAGATTCTCAAGACCTCTAGCAGCTCCTTCAAAATTCAAAGCATCTTTAAGCTTTGCTAAAGTCTGTAGAGTAACGCCAGCATTTTGTTCAAACGAGCCGTTGTCGAAGACCATCTGCACAACATTTTTAACTACTTCAACACTCACAGACGACCAACCTCCCTAGTTAGCTCATTTGCCATCTCGTCGAATGTCTGTTTTAATGCCGGATTAATGTAATCTCGTCCTTGGACATAGCCTCCATTACGAGTACCATGACCATATTGAAGGATTATTGCGATATTAACACCGGCATTAATATTAGAGTTATCAAACTGTATAGTATAGTTGCCACGATCAACAACTATTTCGTAGCTCCAACTTCTAGCAGTTTCGCTACTATCAACTGGCGTAGCAGCAGATAATAATTCAACACCACGTTTTCCATACTTATTAAGTATCGACACGACATCTTTACTATCTTTAACTCTTTTTAAGTATTTTTCAACTCTTGAAAAATCACTTTTAGTTTTCACGCTTATCATATTACCCCTTAGTGTTAAGGGCTTTCTTTCTAGCAGCATTCAATGCTCTGTTTTGAGTAAGAACTTCTCGTTTACTCATCTTCTTAGGATTATTTTTCGCATTACAAACTTTTATAAGCATGATCAAACGATGAATGTGCCATTTTTCGCATTCAAAAGGTATCTGATAAGCAACCATCCAATAATAAATCAATTCCGAAGTCACTATTTCCTTCTTAAAAGGATTATTAGATTTATCAGTAACTGTCGTTGCCGTCATAGGATGATTAATATAATTAGTAATAGCTGTCATATTATCAGGTGTCAAAGCATTGTAGACATTTTTCGGCACATTAGAATTCAAAGTCATACACCGAATGTAATCTAGAAATTCAGCTGGAGTAAGCCTATCTTTCTTATCTGTCGCTAAAAAAGGTTTACACCACCTTGACTCCCATTTTGAAATAGAGAGAAGGGAATGCTCCAATTTTAGCTGAGTATCCTTAGTTTGGATAAAAGTTTCGGTAGCCTCATCAAATAATTCAGTACCTGGAACTGTAATTTGGAGCATTCCCTACCTCTATTCACTAGTTAATCATTGATTAGATCCATTAAAAGCCTTTATGGAAGCAAGAAGCTCCTGCTTTGGATCTGCTCCCAAATTCTCGCGTGCTGCAGAAGGAATTACACCGACAATAAACTCGGAAGCCTTATCGGCATTTGTGACAAGCTCCCAATAAATTTGCTCAAATGCGGGGGATTGCTCAAATGCCTCTCGAACCTCATCATTTTTGATGAATCGCTTACCATCGGGTGATTTAACACCGTATGCCGTAAGAAGAACCTTCTTAATCGTAGAAATAACAGTATTCATATCCTTAGCATTAATAAGCGTCTGAATAGAACCAGTAAGTGATTCGCCGGGGCCAAACCCATACTCAAGCTCAAGACATTCAACCTTGTTTAGATTAAAATAGAAATCTTCAGTCTGAGCATCACCATTATAATCTTCATAAGTTACGGTTTTCTTAAACATCTGCTATGTCTCCTTTCAAGAGCTTATTTTTTAAGTAAGGGCCGTAATAACCGCTGCAGGAAGCGGAAGCTTAGCATCAACAGTCGACGCCCCGCCAGTACCATACAGAATAGACTCAAGAGCAGCAAGCTTAGCCGCAGTAGTCTTAGTACTGTCAACAGTGATGATAGAAGTGGGCTTAAAGCCGGTTACATCAACTGGAGTCGTAGTAACAGACCAGCTAAAGCTAGTTGCCTCAGGCGAGTCATTGACGGTTGCATAGTTGCGATCAGACGGTGATGCGAGACAACCATAAACAAGATGTAGCTTGTAACCAAAATCCGACTGCTTCTGATCGTTACCAATAAGAGTACGGTAAGAAAGACCAAACATCTTACGAGGCTGCTGACCGATAATGGCACCCTCAACAATCTCGCGAGAACCATCGCACTCCTCGAATTCGTCGGGATACGTATAGGCCTCGATGGAAATGTTGGCTTCCTCAGCAGAAATAAGATTGAGGTACTTAATGTTGTCTGCCCAAAGAGGCGAAGGTTCTCCACCAGAAGCAGACTGACTAATGCTAGTAACGCCATTCCATGCAACGCCGGCATCATATGGATCGGTCTGATCAGTAATAGTGTCCTTAATAGGATAGAGAACAACACGGTCTACGCCAGTCTCGTACAAGCGCTCGCCAGTTTTGTCCCACTCAAGAAGAAAACCAGGAGTAGGCATATTATCTCCTTAATAATATAGCGTAAACGAATCATGATTTAAACCATCAGCAGTATAGAATCGGTCATACGAACAATAAGGTAACTCAAGAATTTTGTTAACCAAATTACTCTCCGGAGAGCGACCGATAAGTATTACAGAATATCGAACCATTGAATTATAAGTTCGATTATCGGCATACTTTTGTTCTATATCGCTTCTTTGATATATAATGCATGGATAAGAAAGTTTTATAGTAGCAGGAGGCTGAAAATAAACATTATTGGATCCTAGGATGTTCATCAAAATCTCCTTGAGTTTCAACCGTCGGTCCATTGTATACACCTCCTATACTAAGCGTCAAACGCGGGTATGAAACGTCGACGCTACTCACTTCCCAATATCCGCCAAGCCATTTTATATATCGAATAGAGTTAAGATGATTAGAAATATAGGGGTCGGCGACTATCGAAATTGTATTACTTATGTTAAGATTCTTGTTAAGATACTCACCATTATCCCAACGTCGAGTATTTCTGGAAATCTCGCCTCTGTATTTACGCTCTATTATCGGAACTTCAATCCAGATATCAGAATCCGGTGAATCTTTCATAGTATCAACAAATCCAATAGGACCATAAAATCTAGCCAATTTGCCGACCCCCTTTCAAATCATTCCATTTTGAACTAATTCTTTGCTAACTCAAGCTGTGACAAATCGTAAGACTGGGTCTTAGTACTCGTACCATCAGTCTGAGTAATCACAAACTTCTGATTAAACTTGTTGCTAACCTTGAAGACCCCATTCTTATCTGGATCATTAATAATCTCAACAAGTCCACTACCGGCTGACGGGCTCATGCCAACCTTAACACTGGTAAGATCCGTAAAATCATTATCAGACAGATCAAGAGCCATAAAGTATCCATTGCCCCACTGAGAAGCAATTGCTCCACTGTCAAGATACTTCAGCTTACCCTTAATAGCATTTCCGCTAATAGTAACATCTTCCTGGATGTCAGTCACATCTGTTTCAAATAAAGTCTCCTCGCTCGAGACTGCCTTAAGAGCGAGGGCGCTTAAGGGTTTACCGTAGAAGCGTCGACCTCAAGAGCAATTGCAGAATACGGAAGCGTAAGAGCACCAGAGCAACGCGTCTCGATCAGGTACTTCATCTGGTTATAGTCGATATCAAAGTCATCGAAGAGCGAAACGGCTCCACCCTTATCAGCGCCAAGACTATAGTCAGCAGGATTGACGATGATGGCAAGAAGGTTCATCGTAGCAGCAGTAATACCAGCTTCCGCATCAGCCTTACGAGAACGCGTAATGCCCTCCATGACGGGAACCTCGACGATCTCAGACACACGCATAGCAGTGGCAAGCTCGTTCATGTCCTTGTAAAGACGGCGACCAATGCTATCCTTTGCAAGCAGCATGTCGGAGATAACCTCATTAGTGGCAAACATCTTGGGGTTGCCAGTACCCTTGTAATCCTTACGAGCACGAACAGCAGCGTCAACAATACGAGATGCCTTCTTATCATCGGTATCATTAGCACCGTACTTAACCTCATAGTAAATGGTGTAAACATCATCATCGCCATAGATCGGGCGAATCTTGTCCTCCTTGATCTTGTCGCGATCATTCACACCACGACCGTCGCTAATCAGAATAGCACGGCAGATTTCCTCATTAAGCATGAGACGAAGCTCTTGCTTAAGCCATGCAATAACATCAATATCAACGATATCGACGACATCATCCCTATCGAGGGTCTGCTTCTTATAAATCGTCTGAGGAGTTGTCTCGCGGCTAAGCAGCGAAATAACCTGATCGACCTTCTTATTCTTCTTCACATAACCCTTAGCACGAGCAGCATCGGGAGTGAGATCGGCAGCAACAGACTTAATGCGAGAGAAAGGAGTGCGCTTAATCGAGCCCCACAGAATATCAACCCAGCCCATGTTGCGGGTAATCATGTCAGGCTCAGGGCGGACCATCTTCGCTTCGGGGAAGAGAACATCAAGATTCTCAATGCCATGCTCGAGGAAGACACCCTTAAGCGAAGTAGCATTAGTAGCATCAGCCATAATGGCATTAAACTCGTCATGCGTCAGGACGTCGTCCTCCTCATAGTGAGAATCATCGAAAACGTTGTGCTTCATGTCAAAACCTCCATCAAAACTATGTTTAACATCATCGGAACCATTAGCAGAATCCTGGGCAACCTGAGAAAGCAGATAGTACACAACATTCTTCTGCTCCTCATTAAGAGTGTTGAAAACATCCTGTACAGTCGCATCATCGTCTGCGTGCTGCATGTCTTCATCTTCGTCTTCATCATCTTCCGGATCATAATCATCTTCGTCATCATCCGCATGCTCAAGAGCGTTATTAATAGCACCCTCAATAACCGCCTGAACAGCATCGACCTGATCATCGGTAAGATCATCAAGAGCATCATTATCGTCGAGATCATCGAGCTCATCGTTAATAGCAGCACTAATGATAGCTTCAATAGCATCGATCTGCTCGTCACTCAACCCATCAATAATATCCTCAATAGATTTGCGTCCGTTAGCCACATTATCCTCCTTATCATCGGCGTGACTAAAATACTCAATAGAATTGAGGCCAGTATAAATAACTGCGTCATCCTCAGATTCCGTATAAGTACCATCCATGTGTGCAAAACTAACATTCTCAATTAGTGCACCCGGGTTGGCGCCAGCAAGGACAAGGCTAACCTCTCGAATAATACCGTGCACAACATCGCTACCACGTTGCTTAAGGCGGTTCGCATAAATGGACATGGAAACCACGTCTCCGTGTTTTACCATTTCTTTAGCATGTTGCCCTGACGGCGTATTATTAAACGTCGCATATGCATACACACCATCATCACGATTTTCAAGAAGAGCATGACCAAGTACATTCGTAGGATCGGTATGAACATGCTGCCATACCAATGGAACAGTCTGACCATCATTCTCTTTAAATGCATCGTGACGGATTACGCGACCGTCTGCGCAACGCAGATCGTTCTTAGTGGCATAACCACAAAAATCGTAATCAGTACTCATATTACTTCCTTATAATTACATCATTTAAGTGACCCGCTAATAACATTCGTAATTTTGCCAATCTTTGAAGAAGTCGTTACAGCAGCTCTGTTAGTATTAGTTTTTTTCTTTTTATGCTGTTTAGAAGGCGTTTTACCATACCTAGCATCACGCGCGCTTTTCTTCAAAGCTTGACTTTTTGCAAATTTGTTATCAGATTCTTTTCGTTTATCCCAATAAGAGAACATGGAATCGTCTGATCTAAGCTTGTCTATTTCACTTTTATACTTATTGACGAATACTTTTTTATTAGTTTTCGCTATAGTTTTTTTATTTTTTGACACTTTTTTACTCATAGAATGAATTTGTTTTAAAACGCTAGAATTACTATAACTACCACCATTATTTCGCAGCCTTTGTATATGTTCTGCAAATTTACTTACTTCATCTAGCATTTTAGAATCTAATTCATTGTTTGTTTTCTTAGTAAGTTCGTCTCGTTCGCGTTCCATTTCTTTTTTAATATATGCAGCAGCCGCTTTACCCTTTTCATTAAAACCCGATGTAGAACCACCTTTGGTTTTTTGTTTTAATCTTTGAATGGCATCTTTTTTTGCCATCTGTCTAGATCTTGTTTTAGCAGCTATTTTATCCGATCTTTCTTGTTTTTTATAACGAATGTCTTTTATTTTTTTCTGTAATGAAGCTATCTGTTTCTTAATACTATCTCTATTCTTAGCTCGATCATACTTATTCATATTTTTTAAACTATCGCGGAGTTTTTTAATATCTTTTCGCACTGAAGCTATCTGCTTATTAGTTTCTTTATTCAATTTAGTAATAGATTTTTTACTGTTAATGCTCGATAATCTGTTAGTTAACTTAGAAATTTTAGAACCAATTTTTCTATTAGTAATAGCATCCTGCTGCTGTTTTTTAGTTTCAGATAAATATCCTGGATCACTAGCAGCACTAGTACCATCACCCCTGGATCCACCATAACGATTATCATAGCCTTTAAGTTCTCGAGTTCTCATGTAATACTCGTGAGCTTTATTAGGATCATAGTATTTACTAGCATATGCCATACTATTCACCCATTTCACTGCTTAATCGATGAAGAATTTTTTCACTTTTACTGAGCTCATCATCCGCATCTTCATCAAGTAACTGCTGAAGATCGTCTAATTCAGCATCAAAATCATCTTCATCTATGCTATCATCATTATTTGTCAAAGCATTAGGATCAACAGCACTAATTGGCATGTTCTTGTTAATAAGCTGATCAGAACGAGGCTCATCATTTGGCTTGTAACCAAGAATGGATCTAAACTCG